GCCGAATGATGATTGATAGTATGTTTAAAACTACTATCGGAATCTTCATGGGGGACTTCCTCACGAAATCAATCCTCACCCTAAACCAAGACATCTGCTTGCGCCAAGCGCAAGTAGAGGTCTATAGTATAGTGGGTGACGATATCTTGGCCATCGGCGAAGAAGAGAGACTTCATACCTATCTAGGCATTTCTTCGGAACTCGGAAACGGAGTTTCGGTGGAAGACACATATATCTCTAAGAGATTTATGTTCTACTGCGAGGAGGCTATGATTGTTCCGAGAACAACTATAGACCTCCCCATAGTGCAAATCAAGAGAGGTGAATCTAAGATTCATTACCTTGACACACCGAGACTCCGACTGATGATCCCTACGTGCACTGAAACCTTAGGTTTCAGTGGTGTGCAAGCCGGTCGCTTTGCTTTGCTTGGCAAAGAAACGCGATGGGTTCACACAACACATAGGGCTCAAGAGGCACTGTATGCAAAAGCTCAGCTTTTGCAACACATTATGCTTCCGTCAGAGAAGGACACTCTGTGTCCATTCATACCCGAAGAAATTGGCGGTGACGGATCTTTCTACCCGGATGAAAAGTTCGTTCATGCGGTCATCAGGACTAAGTCCCGAGACCCTGATGAAACCTATCACCGGATAGGAGATCTGTACAAATCCCGCCTTGGCCTACGCCTAGTTAGGTCAGATGAGTTGAATCAGGTAGTCACGAAATACAAGCAATGGCTTCCAACAGAGGAACTTCTTAGAAGTTATCTCCCAGATGACATGATCGTGCCGCTTAGCGACGCGAACAGATCACTGGCTTCACTCAGAGTCGGAGGATTCCTAGAATCCCCCCAGAGACTCTTTATGAAGATGGTGAAAGCCGCTTATTATCGTGCAATCCTCAAAGGTATTGATTACAAGGACCTTCCTGAACTCCGCTTAGCGGAGCCCACGAAAGCTCTTGGAGTCAGAGGTGGGAAACCTGCCTTCGTATCCCTCACCAGGTTCTTAGAACACTGGTGTAACCCTGGCTTCTCTAAGAGTAGCCAGCCGGGGTACTTGGTCAAATCCCAACTCATACCAAAAGAGGACTACCTGTCTCTGGAATGGTCTTTTGGAAGACCTCGGGCGGAATGGAAAGAGGCACTTGGTGCTTACTTCCAGTTCCACTCTGACGCAATCTTGGATCTCGAACAGCAGACACTTGTTGATCACTTAGTGAACAACATGGATCTGCCTCGGGTTCTCCGAGAAAGGCTTCACTTGTT